TGCGCCTGCTCCTGCGGTTGCATCTGCAGTTTTCTTCATAGCAGCCGCTGCTGCTCCTGTTTGTGTCTTAGCTGGTGCTGTACCTGCTGGACCTTGTGCATTAGCATCAGCTGCATTATCTGCTGGGGCCGGTGCTCCGCCACCTGCTGGTGCTGCTGGTGCTGCTCCACCTGCTGGTGCTGCTGGTGCTCCGCCACCTGCTGGTGCTGCTCCTGGTGTTGGTTTTCCTGCTAGTCCTGCTTTTAATCCTGATAAGAATCCTGGTTTTTTACCTGCTGGTGCTGCTCCACCTGCTGCTCCACCTGCTGCTCCACCTGCTGCTCCACCTGCTGCTCCACCTGCTGCTCCACCTGCTGCTCCACCTGCTGGTGCTGCTCCGTCATCTGCTGCAGAAACTTGTGCTTTACCTGCGGCAAAGCCTTTCTTGGCTGCTGCCCCTAGTCCAGCTATCCCGCCGGCAACTGCCCCTACACCTTTAGCGGCCATTCCAGCTACATTACCAACTGCCTGTCCAAATTTATTAAATCTTGGACCTTCGTATAAGTCTTCTAATTGTTGTTGTTCTGACTCAGTCAGTATTTGATTGATTCTCATTTAAGTAGTTCCTAATTGTTTTTGTAGCATAGACATTAATTGTTTTCTCTGTTTTGTATTTAACTTAGATATACTATCTTTGACTTGAGCATAAGCTGTCTGTGATTTTGCTGGTGTTTCTGCTGATGTTCCAGGTGCAGGTAATTTTAAATCTGTGTAAACTTTACCAACAATATCATCACCAACACCTGCTTGTTTCAGTATTGCTGCAACTTCTTCGCTGTCCATGGGCGATCCAGCTTTTTGCCAGGCTGAATTTAATTTATCAGCAGTTATTTTTGTAGTAAGATTAGTACCAATTTGTCCTGCTTTCTGAGCAACTGCTCCGACGGCCTTGCCTGCAGCCCCTTTAACTTTATCCCATATTGGACCTTCATTAAGTTTAACCACACGATCAAACACTAGATATACTTGTCCTTCGCTTAATGGTCGAGACTGTCGATAATAACTTTCTTTCTTTTCAGATGCAGTTGAAGCTGCCACAGCACCTTGGGCTCCTGCTTGAAGTCCTTGTTTAGCTGTGTTAATAAATTGTAATAGACTGTCGTTGTCTTTAGCTGCTTTCCACGCACCGTCTACCATTGTCTGCATGCCGGCCATGTATTCTTTGCTACGAACTATATCAGCAACTGCTTTCAGTTGATCAAACCCTTCACCTGCACTATCACCACCACTTTTAACTAGATTCATAGCTGCTCGAATAGCACTGGCTTCTTCAGGTTTAACAAGTGCGTTAAATCCTTGAGTCTGTTGAGTCCATTCCATTCCTGGAGATCTTAATGTTTTACTTGCTCCCCAGCTGACATTTTCTAATCCAGCATCTCCGGATCCAAACGGTATAGACTGTTCACGGAATCCTGCCATCCAATTGCCCAACATCTCAAATGCTTTGCCAGATAGATAACCCAGTGCAGCAGTTTTAACACCTTTTCCGATAGCTGTGGAAAGTTTCTCACCTTTGATCAGTTCAGCTGCGCCACGTAGCACTTGACCAGCAATAGCGCCGCCAACTGGGCCGCCTGCCAGTGAAGCTAATGCTGTAAGTACACCGATAATTGCTGCGCTCTTGCCTGGATTCTCTTTCATCCAAGTTCCCATACCTGTTAGCTGTTTGTCTAGATCGGGAAACTTTGCTCCAACTTTAGCCTTTAGTTGTTCAAACTTTTGATCTGCCATCTTAACTGGGGTTGTATCTTGTAGCCACTTACCGACATTATTAATTACATCGTTTACCTTTCCAGGTATATCAGCAGCTTTGCCCAGCATAGTCCTGTTGCTGCCAGCATCTGTTGCCGATTTTTCAACAGTACTAAAGATCTGTGTGATCTGATCAGCAGTAAGACTAGCTTCAATTAAAGGTACGAATTCATTGTAGATACCCTCTACAATAAGTTTTTGTTCAAGGGTTAATCCATCACACGATTCTTTAAGAATACTTTGTGAATTATATTTGTTTTGTTCTAATAATTGTTCAATACGCATTTGTGATCCGATTGTCTATTGTGTTATTTATTAAAAATGAGCTACGCTCATTTGCTTTTTCGCTTCCGCTCAAAGCATTTTTTTCTTTTCAGAAAGTATTAAAGTTATTGAACTTATTATAATTGCGAAGCAATTTAAGTATTATGCAGATTGTTCAGTCACACTTTGCCCAGACCAGGGCAAAGATAAGAGCATTATGCGAGTTGCACAGTACACTCTAGCGTTACAGCATTACAGAGGCGGTCATCCGGTACCTCGAGCTGCGTCTTTATACGACGGCGGTGTGTAAATCTACGCTAACAAACGTACACACGTAGGGTATTTCTCCCTTCTTTTTGCCTTGTTTTTCTTTTCAAATAACCAAATCGCAGGGCTTAGTAGCGATCGTCATCCATGTGGGTAGTGGTTAAGCACCTTTGCGGCAAGGTTTTCCATCCCTGAGAACACCATTGTCCAGGTTTAGAGCGCACGAAATTAGGCCTGCGCCAGCCAAAAAACCGCTTTATTTTGCCTTTGATTGTTCTACTAGACGCTGTCTAAGTATATTTGAACCGCCAACTCTGACGTTTATAATGCCATTATAATAGTCATCAGTTTCTAAAACTCTGCGTTCAAACTGCTCTCTTGCTTCTAAATATGATAGTTCTGCCTTGGACTTGCAAAGGTAAAGTATTTCTCTTGTGAAGTTTTCCGGACCTAATGCTTGGACGTCTGCGTTTAACCTATCGGATGAACCCCAATATTCGCGCCAATCGCTTTCTACTGTGCTTCTTCTTTTAAGTTTTTTGCCTTTGAGTGGGGGTTTAGTACGTTTGAATTGTGCTAATTTCTTGCCTATGTACTTCTGTCCGGTTACGGTGTTCGTGATTATATAAACAAAGCCAATGTAGCCTTCTGGTATTTCGTTTACGGGTTGATTTTGATACGTCCAATGCACTCACTTAGTTATTTTCGGTGGCCTTCCCGGCTTGCCGTTTCTGGCTAGCTTACGTTCTTCTCGCTTTTTTTGTATTTCCATTCGTCTTTTGCTTGCCTCGTTGCGTATTTCTGATAGCCAATATCGTGCCTTAATGCCTGCTTCATCGCTGCCTCTATATTCAAATCGATCCTGCCACTTAAAATATTCCTGAAAAGCAGCAATCATCTTATCGTGACTTTCTGAACTCAAGCAACAATCTCCACATCGTTGCTGTAGCTGGTAAATCCGTTTTCTTTAATAACCTTAAGAACATGATTAACACGACTTGTTAAGTCATCTCTATGACTGATCAAGAATACATTCTTGTTGCGTTCACGTGTCATTTTCTTAAGTACAGCAATACTAGATTCAACACCGCTGGAATCCATACCGCTGTCTACCAACTCGTCAATGAACAACAGATTAATAGGATGATATAGGTTTTCCCATACATCACGGAATGCCCAACTTAATGATAAAATCAGTCGATTACGTTCACCACGGCTTAGATTATCAAAGTCCAAGTCCTGTCCTAGCTGTGTAATAATAACACTTAGGTCATTTTGAAACTCAACAAGATGTGGCAAACCAATTTTATCAAGATAGTATGTTAGTCGTTGATTTAAGAACGCTAGATTTTGATCAATAATACGTTTGCGTACAAAACTATCTTTGTTTGTCAACAGTTTATATAGGAATTCTTGATGTTCCTTGATACGCACTAGCTCGTTGACAGCATTCCAATCAATTTCCTGTACGGCTGTTTTCTTTAATTCTTCAATTTGTTCTAGATAAGGATTAGTTTCTGCTTCTTTCAGCATTAGATCCTTTTCAAAACTTTCAATGGTGTTCTTATGGTTCAGCGCCTGTTCTAAACTATCGTAAAATACCTTGGGCATAACGCCAAGTTCACCTAATTCTCTAACAGCATTAGTTAGTTCAATCCATTGACCATTAGTAGCCAGGGCCTGTAGTGCAGATTCCTGTAGAGCTTTCTTTTTAGACTCTAATACTTCTTCATGTTTGCTGTCATGTAGATCCTGTCCACAGGCGTAACACTTGTGATCCTCTAGATCTGCGATTTCTTTCTTTAGTTTTTCAACTTGTTTTAGTTCACGTGCTTCGTCTGATTCTGCACGTACTACTGACTTGTTTAGATCTGCAAGATCTTTTCGTTTAGTATTGTATTCAGTTAATGCTCTATGATTAGCAATCTCAACGTCCGAATCAATATGACTTAAATGGTCAATATTCTTTAAAATATTTTCAATATTCTTTTCTTTAGTATCATCCCACATCTTTTGCTTACGCTCTAGTGCTTCGATACTTTGTTGGATACGCTCGTTACTGGCTTTGATAGTTTCAATACGGGTGTTTTCGGTTTGAATGTTATCTTTGCTCAGTCGAACAAGTTCTTTAAGAGCTTCTGCTTTTTCTGATAGTAGAGTAATACCCAATAGTTGTTCAATAATGTTTCTTTGTTCGCCAGCTTTCATAGCTAGGAACGGTTCTGTGTAGGTATTCAATGCCACAAGATGTTTAAACATGTCGTGACTCATTGAAATCATTTCTTCAATGGCTTTTTGTGTTTCTCTACTGTCACCTTGAGATTCATCTAGATCCTCAAGATCCTGTTCTTGTCCGTTAATACTGAATTTTAACAGATTAGGCTTACGTCCTCTTTCAATGTGATATTCTACACCATCTTTTTCAAAGGTAACAGTACACAACATGCCCTTGCCGTTGATCTTATTGATAAGATTATCACGTTTGATGTTGGTTAATGCTGTGCCGTAGATAGCATAGCTGAGTCCGTTGATAATAGTAGTCTTACCAGTACCATTACGAGCACCACTATCGTCACCACCTAGGTCTAAATTCTCACCTAGTACCAGTGTAAGCTGTCCTTTGTCAAAGTCTATAGCTTGGGTTTGATTGCCCACGCTCATAAAATTTCTAACAGTTAGGTTTTTTATTTTGATCATAAGTCTTTATAAATGTCCAATAATAGATTCTTGTCGTAAGCATCGCTTTCGATAGCATTAATTTGATTCATCACAATTGTATCAACACTTTCAAAATTAATATCAATTGGTGTTGCATTAGAATCTACTTCTACTTTTTCTGGTATCAACATCAGTTCACGCAGATTATACTGCGGCATAAATGTTTCACGAATAAAGTTTGCTTCTTCAAAACTAATAGGCAAGTCAATAGTCACACGACAATGCATCTTTTCACGCAGTAATTTGTCTGGAGTATCAATGATCTGACTCAGCTTGTAGGTTCTATATATAGGTTGATCGGGCCAAGAATGATATTCAGGCTTGCTGCCCCATTCTAATATCATCATTCCTCGATCATCATCACCACTGTCTGCATAGTTGTGAGGGAAAGCATTGCCGATGTAGGTTACATTACCCTTGGTTTGACGTTTATGAAAGTGTCCACTAAACACATACTCTTGATTATGGAAATGATCAGCTTGTAACTGCCCGTGATCAGGCATCTGTACCATAGCATTCATATAGAACAATGGTAATTCTAAATGCCCAAACAAATACTTGCTTTTGATTTTAGGAATGTCCTTCCATTCGTCAGCAACAAGCCAAGGCATAATGGTTACTCCGCCTTCGGTTAGTGTTTCTTTAATAGGTACTACGTTTGGAAACAGACGCATAAACTCAATAGAGTTGATTTCACGTTTGTCTTTGTAGAACAGATCGTGATTGCCCAAGATAAAATAGACTTTTTCAAAGTTTTGACTTAACTTCTCTAAGTTGCTGACAGTATAGTTCATAGTACTAACGTCTGTAGTACTACGATTATGATGCCAGTCACCTAGAAAGATTGCAGTTTCGCAACCTTGCGCTTTGGCAGTATCACAAAACCAAGAGACGAAATCTTCGCAATCTTGATTGTGTGTGCGACTACCAGACTTTAACCCAAAATGTATGTCGGTAAAACAAGCAACTTTTTTGAATAGATTCATAGGATCTCCTTTATTATTGTACTACGTTATACGGCTAAAGGTCAATCGTAATCACTACCAGAACTGTCGACAGTTCCACCAACAACTCCACCTGTTGTTACAGGACCCGGAGCAATTGGACCTGCTCCTGCGTTCTGTCTAGTCCAACTTGGATTCATACCATTCATTTCGAGGATGTCGTCTCTAATATTTTGGTTACGTTTTTCAATGTTGATGATACGTACGAAACTATTGGTAACAGCAGCAGTATAGTAAGCAAAAGGATTATCAGACTTGCTTTCA